GTAAACTCCATGTTCCTCGCCTCCTTTACGTCGGCTTAGAGATTGTCGGTCTGGATCCTCTTGAGGAGGAAGCTAATGGCGGCTGCGCCGATCGGGTCCTGAGGGTGGACGATGGACTCGATCATGTACAGGAAGCCAGTGCGTTCGTCCTTGAGCCGGTCCGTTTCCTTTACGTCCACGTCGGCTCGGCATCGTGCCAGGATAGTCTGGACGATGGTGGTGCGGTTCTCGGACGGCAGGAATTGCCGCTTGGACTGCATGATCAGAGAGAACGGGTTACCCGTAGAGGCTACCGTCTCGTTGTCCAGCGGATCCCCGAACTCGTCCGTCAAGTCTGAGGGTGACGTACGCAGTACGGTCACGTAGGTGGTAGGCCGGAAGTTCGCGGAAGTGCTCACATCGGGCTCCACGGGTGGAACGGGTCGTCTTCGAGATCGTCCGATCCAGACATACCCAGGGTCTCGGCCGTGATCTTCTTCCGAAGAACCAGGGCCTGGTCAGGCGTAAGAGGGTCGATGGTACGGGTTCACATCCACGAGAGCCGCGACATCGAGGCCTTAGCAAGGGGCGCCAGGACGTGCATATCCTGGTCGCCCTTGCTGTACTGCAAGCCGTCCTGGCTGACGAGCGTGGCGTCGGACCTCCCGAGGAGGTCGACCTGAGCGGCCATCCACGCGGCCTGGTAGGACTCGGCCATCTTGAGCAGGCGGAGGTCTCGGTTGGTGAGCCTCGGGCGTGCGGCGTCCACCACACCCACGAAGATCTCCAGCAGATTGGTGGCCACGTCAAGTTGAGTCTGGGTGATGGTGGCACCAGTGATGCTCGATGCCTCGGCAGGTGTTGCCCAGCTCATTGACGTGACCACCCTTCTGTCTACTTGACCGGAACCTCGTAGCGAACGAGGAACCACTCCCCGTCCGTCACGGTCTCGACGTGCTGGGCCTCGGCGACGGGAACGTGTCCCGCCTCCTGCGCCACGGCGGTCGCCATCAGACCGTTCTCCGTGTGCCACGGCTTGTCGTCCAGGTAGGGGCTGGACCCGTGCACGCGGATGGTGTGAACGAACGAGCCAGACGCGGTGACGTCCTGTGCGCCCGTCTGGGAGCCGTTCTCGTCGCCGGCGTCGTTCTGGTCGTCGGTCGTGTCGGCGTCGTCCTGAGCGCCTTCCAGCGTCTCGTAGGACTGTCCCTTGTCGATACCGAACGGGTCGGTGTCGTCGGTCGGCACCGGCTGATCCGAGCCCTCGCACTTCTCTCCAGAAACGCGGTGGGCCTTGATCAGAGTACCGTCCTCCTTGGTGCCGACCTCGTTCTCGCACACGGGGCAGATGACCTTGACTTCCTCGGCCATGTCGTTCACCTCCTCTCCTCGATGTCAGGCTGGTGTGGTACTGCCGGTTACGGCAGGACCTCCAGGACGGCGGCGGCCTTCTCGTGGCAGAGCACGAAGGCGCGGCGGGCGCGCATCTTCAGCAGGGCCTCGTCCGTGAGGAACGCGGCACCCGAGTCGGGGCCGGCGACGCGGAACTCCGGGCCCGAGCGCTTGCCGATGGCCAGGAACTCCTTGTTGACCACGATCAGCAGCGGGTTGCCGGTCGGGTTGTGGACCGCCGTCGCGGAGGTCTTGGCGCCGAGGCTCCAGCGGATGCGGTGACCGAACAGGGTGTCCGGGGTGCCGGTGCCGTACGAGTTGCCCGGGGAGCCCTGGTTGAAGATCGGGCGCTGCTGGCCGTCGAGGACGTTCCGGAGCTTCTCGCGCAGGGAGGGGTGGGCGATGACGAGGATCTGGCTCTCGTCGTAGTAGTCGCCGACCTCGACCTTGCCGAGCACCGAGGAGAGCTGGGCGTAGGTGACGACACCGCCGGACGTGGACGGGACGTAGTTGGCGTCCGCGGTGTAGCCCGTGTTGGCGTTGGTGGTGCGGAGCGCCTTGTACACCGAGGTGAACGGGACGGTCACACCGGACTGCGCCGCGGTCGTACCCAGGCAGGCGTTGTCCAGGTACTTGGCCCACGAGGTGGCCCAGTCCACACGCTTCTGCTCGATGATGGCGACGTTGGAGTCCTGCAGGTCCTCGTCCGCGATGCGGATGGCGCGGCCGGCCTTCTGGGCCGACAGGAGGACCTCGTCGTTCAGCGAGGCGTCCTCGCCGTACGCGTCGCCCTTCGCCATGCCGTTGACGTCCACGCCGGCGGACCGGGGGATGTGACGGGTGTCGGTGGCCATGGGGTACGGGCGCGCCTCGGACTCGATGACCGAGATCTGCTGGACGCGCTGGACGACCTGGGAGTCCCACTCTTCCGGGATCCAAGGCTCGTAGGTGTTACGTGCCATTGCGGTCTACCCTCCTTCAGGGTGAGAGGAATTCCGCGAAGCGAAGGAGGTCAACCAACACAAAGCCCTCTGGACTGTGCGGGTCGGCCATTCCTGGCGCTTCGCCGCCCACTATCCAGAGGG